CCACAGCCACAAGAAGATTCTGACTCTTCACCGAATTCACGGTGTTCGTCACATTCCTTTCCACCTTCAATTGTACATGCGTCACAAACGGGAGTGCGGGTTTCATTATCTATGAAACTCACCTCGATAGGACGTATATCTGTAGCAAACGGTTCACCTAGTACATCTATATCCTTGGAGAACCAATCGATACTTACATGCGTCATATCACCGTTATCTATCTTTTCTAGCACTTCATTAGCTTTTACTGCATTCTTATGAATGCGTGCGAGCATTTTAATCCCTTTCTTACCATCATCCATTTCAACTAACTCTGGGTTGATAGCCTTGCCGAGTAAATCGTCGTCAGTTCTCTGGTGATTATAATACACAGGTAGCTCTTCAAAAGCTTTTATATTTTGTTCGAGTATGGAGGGTTCTATAAAAACCTTCTGGTCGCCATCCTCGTCGTGGGGACCCGACGTGATAGCAACAACTGGATATTCTATAAAATCATCTCCAACAATTGCGTCTCCTAAACCTAGCGCAAAAGTACGCTGGGTTCCTTTCGTATCCCCGGCAAAAGAACGAATATTTCTATCAGTAAATACTCCTTCATCTACCCTCATGCGGCATATATTAGCCGCAGTCTCTTCGTAGTTTTTATCTCCACGCTTTTTTAGCGTAGGAGCTACTTCTATCAAACAACGCTCGTACACGTATTCATCGCTCATTCTTCTCTATCCCCCGTAGCATTAGCGGCTGGTTCGTTACCAGCGCGGTTCTCAGTCCTCTTGGACTCTTCTTTCTTATCTTCGTCTTTACCACCAGATATGTTTGCATTTTCTGCTGTTTCTATTTGTTCTACAATACCATCGGGGTTTAGACCACGTTCCATTCTTACTTCCGAAGGCGAAAGCACTCCTTCTGAAAGGTATATCATGTCTGTTTTAGCCTTGAGGAAGGCGTCATCAACATTCATGTGTCGGAATCTAAATTTAGCTTCTCCAGATTCTAATTGAGGCATTAATTGTTGATTAATTGATGCTTCAACCATATTCTGAAGATGTCTAACGTAAGGTTCGAATATAGGACGTGCCTGTTCTGGCTTCTCCCACATCGTCATTGGTACTTTAAGTGCCATGTGCATTTTCTTTAATAAATCATCAGTATATTTACCATATTCAAAAGCTCTTTGTGTACCTTGTAGTTCTTTTACTACTATATCATTACCATGAATTATATCTTCACCGGGTTCTAATCCGTTGAATGCTGATACAATTTCGTTAATTTTATCAGGACCATAAGGCATATCGGGGAGTCCAGCGCTAATATCAAACCTACTATTAGCGTATTTGTTGAGAGCAGCACCAATATCCCGTTCTGCATAATCTTTAAGGTCAACCAGATAAAGAATTGGATGGATGTCAGAAAGACCATAAGCGTAATCATCGAAGGGGTTATTTTTAAATTCAATAATCTCATTCTCTTCAAACCTCACAGAATCTTTATCAGCACCCAAATCTTGGTAATAATATTTAATTTGTCCGTTCTCATCTCTTTGTACAAACATATTTTGAGATGAACGTAACACTAAATTATCTCCAGTGTATTCTAAATAAGAAGTACCGAAGATTCTACCATTTCTTATCCAACTATATAAAAGTGTTTCAATATTTATATCATCGAATAACTGGGTGATAGCCATTCTTTCGTCGTCATTATCGGTTACAATGTCGTATCCATCCTTAGATGCATATAGACAAGGTAAGTCTATTAGGGTTCTCACTATGGGGTCAGACAAATAAACGTTCATGTAGGTACGATAGTCTCCTACCTGCGGTTCCTTGCTTCCACCATTCCTCCCGAATGAGCTATCCTGCAATTGTATCCTTCGAATAACTCCAGAGCCGTAGCTTCTAGGGTCATCCTTTTTAAAGTTTGGGTCGGTCCCAACAGTTGCGAAACTCCGCCTTTTAAAAGGCCAATAATCACTCAGAGCCATGGCTATCTTTTACCTTTAGACGGGGAGGGTATATAAAGCTTTCCCTAGATTCCACTTAAAGGACGCTTATTTATGGGTCTTCTGCCTCTACTTTTAGCAAAAATGGGTCCTGTAGGGGAGTATTTATTGTTTTCGGTTGGTCTTCGTGTAGGACTATTTAAACTTACCGATGTAAATGATGATTCTGGAGGTAACATACCTAATGCTGCATGTAATGCTATAACTGTACTATCACAATAATCGTCGTGTTTTCCATCTGGTGCAGCTATTTTTTCTGTTTTTTGTGACGTATCCATAACATATTCTAAATCTATATGTTCTTTTAGCCATTTATTGACTAGTTTTGCTTGCTGTGGAGGTAATCCTGCTGGGTCGGGCACTTTAACTACTCCATTTTGTATATAAGACACCATATCTCTATATACTTGTGTTTTAGTACCTTTAGGTCCTCCTGTAAAAATAAACGGTGTAAAATGTATCTGTGGTTGGCTTTGTATACATGCCAATCTCATCTCTTGTTCAATCGCTCCACCAATACCCGTAGCATCGATAATAAGCCTACTAGCGCCAAAATCTCTACAATTAGCGAGAATACGCTCTCTTTGATAGGGTATATCGTGTCCTCCAGACTTTGGTCCAATCTCTTCCAAATGGATAAGTCTAGCAATGTTTCCCTCGTCAGCTTTTTCAGTAGTCCAAGTACTAATAACAGTTGAATTAACGGACTTACCAATATCCACGCCCACAACACAGTTATTAACTTTTGTTCCGCGCTCGACAAAGGAATAGGGTTCTCTACAGGCTTTAATAGCTTCGGGATTGAAGATTTGTGAGACCGACTCGATGAACTCGCACTCATATTCTGTCCTCCAATATATTGAATCTTCTCCCCATTCAGTCATTTTTGTTAACATATCACTTTCTGTATATGGGGCAGAATAAGCTCTACCTGCTTGAACAGCGTCTCTCCATGTAAAATGCATTCTATCAAAACTATCGTCATATCCATCATCATAGAGATAGCGATACATGTGATTCTCTTTACTCTTAGGTGTGCCTAGATTAATAAAAGGCGCTTTATTAGATACAATACATGGCTCTACATTATCTATAAACAACTTATCATCTATAAGTGGACTCTCATCTACTACTAAGAAAGTAGGATGTTGTCCTCTAATAGCTTGACCTTGATTTGAAGCTGCGATAGGAGCTCTACGAAGCACCGTCCCACCCTTCATTGTGATATTAGGCTTATTGTGATGCCTAAAATGGTCTATTAAGCTCATTAAGAAATCATTATCAGCAAAATGTCTATAACAATAATTAAAGATAAGTGAAGCTTGGTCCTCAGATGGAGCCAAAACGAATATTAAATCTCTAAATCTCTTAAAAAACATATAGATTACTACAGCTACCGAGAGAGCATAGGATTTACCTGAGCCTCGTGGAGCCAATATAGCAACCTTACGATGCTTTGTGGGGTCACCGGACGGGTGTGTCAAACATTTTAATACTATCTGTTCTTGTAAAGGTCTTAGTTTTAATGGTCTACGGTGTTGGTCAATTAAGTATGATTCACAAAATGCTCTAATTAATAGAGTCATTTTCTTATCATCTGTTCTACATGCTTCAAAAACTTGTTCTAAAGCTCTAGAATCGTGTGCTAACTTCCCACTAATCGCTGCGTTCAGACTTTTCTGCTCGTTCTTCACCGGGGTCGTCATCTAGGTCTCCTAGGAATGCCATAAAATTCTCTGTATTCTTTTCAGTCACTGTAGGCACTTCAATATTCAATGCTTTAAATTCAGTATGTATATCACGTACTATCGAGTTTCTTTGTCGCAAGAGCTCTGTTCGTAAGTCAACATCCCGAATATGTATAGAAATTTCTTCCCAAAGCACGTCTTCAAGCGCAAGATTGCGCGCCAGAAGGCGGACAAGCTCTTTATGCCTAGCATATTCAGCTTCTCCTACCCTCTCGCGAAGTCGCGTTTCGTATCCCTCGACGTCCATTACTTTTGTTCGTCAAGAGCTGCTTTGACTTTAGATTTAACAAGTCCAGCAAGTTCGTCATCCTTTTCATCCCATGCTGTAATTAATACATTACGGACTAAAGAGTCTTTGACATGCTTTTGTGCTTGTTCATCTAATGCGTCAAATGCTTTCATTTGAGCTTTTGTTAGATTCTTATCTAGCATAGCCATTAACTCAGCTTCGTTATTCTTTAAGTATTTAAAGACTAACTCTTTAACTGCTGGTATAGTATAAGCGATATATCCTGCCATACCAATAACTAGAGCAGCCATTGCCATAAGTAATGGTTCATCCATTAGAGTATCTAACAAACCTGATTCTTCTACTGTATCTAATACAGCTGATAAATTACCGTCTTCTGTGGTATTATTTTCTTCAGCTGTCATATTATTATCAGCAGTTTGATTACTTGTTTCGTTTGCCATAGGTTTTCACCTGTTTACTTATAATGCAAGCCCCTATTTAAAGCTTTCGTTGTGTGGCCCCATAGACACAATTGCGTAAGTATCCTGTGGTTCAGTGGTCCGTTAGGAGCCACATAATATTATAGGGGACGCCCCTATATAAAACTTTACTTCTTTTTAAGTGTTGGTATAGTTGCTGATTCCATTTTATGCTCTTGAGCTTGTGCATTAGCTTCAATTTGCTGTGCTTGCTTCTGAGCAGCATCGTTGTAATCTATAACTGCCTGTGCCTTTACCTTATAGAAAGCTGTTTTCTCTGCTTGTTCTTGTTTCCAAACATCCAAAGCATCCTTGATAATTAGAAGGGCTGGCCCACCTAATATAGCTATCAAAGTTGTATATCCTTCAATTTGTTCAAGAACGGAGTCGTCTTGCAATCCGCTG